TGCTAAATCTGTTGAAAATGTTGATGCCATATATTATCCGTAAGGTTTAATTGGTGTCCAAACCATTGTTGCTCCTGGTACAATTTCGTTCCACGTTATAATTCCCGGTTCTCCTGTTCTTAAAGTCATAGCAGTAGCCGGTGCTGTTATACTCGCAGTTCCAACAATACTAACAGATCCACTACTTATAATCAAGTTGTTTCCAGATGCTGTAACATTCGCATTTGCTGATACTGTAACGGTCCCCGTTCCTAAAGTTAGTGGTGTTTTAGGTGCTTCTAAATTTGCTGTACCAACTATTGTTACTGTTCCAATACCAAGTGTTAATGGATTACCTGTAACCAACTCTGTGACTGCGTCAGCTGTAATATTAGGATTACCTATATTAGCAACTAAATTATTACCTGTTGCTATAATTGTTACTGTGTTATCGGCTCCTACTTGAGATATAGGAAGTTGTGAGATTGCGTCAAAACCTAAATTCATAAATGTCCTTAAAAGGAGACAGGGGGTATGTGGTGGTGCCCTGCCTCCATCTAAGGATTATATCATCGTTTAAACCAATTAGGAAGACCTAAATGTGGACGCTTGTCGAACATATTATCTTTCGCTCCCGGTGTTCTACGATTGTTATAATGCAGAAAAACTTGTACACATTCTTTGCCTTTGAATTTTTCTCTCCAATGTTCTAGCTCACAGCCAGAATAAACTAACATATCTCCTGGTTTTAAATCTACTTTAACTCCTTTTGCTTTGCTAGCTACTGTAATATTTTTACCATCTGGTATACCAACATTTTCATTTGGGCTTAAATATATTGGCCAGTCATCTCCACCTAAATTCATAGTAGTAGATATCTCACAACTAAACCTGTCTTTATGTCTTTTTAATTCATCTCCTTTTTTGTATATTCTTGCATAGGTATAAGCAGGATATAGTTTTAATCCTGTTGCTTTTTCCATATCAGGTTGACATTTAAGTAATAAAGTTTCCATAGCAATATTACCGTAAGCGGAATATGTATTTGGTATCTGACCATCTGGTTCTTCATAATAACCTAATATATGTTCAAAAGGTGAAAAGTATCTAGCAGCTTTACAAGTATCATAAACTTGTTTTTGCATTAAAAAATAATTTGCAATAAAGGATGCTAAGTCTTTTGATATTGCTTGACGGATAACTGTATATTTTTTCTTTTTAAACATCTTTTGCCATTTCTTTTGGCACTGCTTGTATGTTCCAATGTATAAATCTAAATGGTTCAATGCCAAAGTCTACTGCATACTCGTGTTCTAAATACCCTGGAAATATAATTAATGTTCCAGGTTTTGGACGTAAATGAAATTGTTCGTGACCTGCCCACACTCCTTTTAAATTTGGTTTCATTTTTAATTTTGTACATCTTGCACCAGTCTTTGGTTCGTGAAATACAGGGTAAGAAGTTTTATCACTACACTTTAAAAAATAAAAACCAGATACGTGTTGATTCCAATGTATATGTGCTGAATGATGTCCACCACCTTTTTTAGCAAACTCTTGTACCCACATCTCACTAAACATAGTTGTGTATTGTTGCATATCATAACCTTGATGATCTAAATATTCCCAGGACTTTTGACCAATGTAATTTCTAAAATCTAAAAAATCATTGTCAGCTGTAAGAGGTGTTGAATGATATGATCTTCCAAAATCACCGTGTTTTTTTATAAATTCTTTTTCTCTTTTACGAGCATCAGCAATATATTTGTTACTTGCTTTGTTTAACGATTTAACAAATTCTGGTTTTTCCTCGCTCCATATTACAGTTGGAAAATAACTATTTATAAACATTATCTAAAAGGCCTCCCTAAATGCCATACCACAAGACTA